GCTCTTGACTGTACATCAATAGAAATGATATCAACTGTTGGGCTTGCTTTATATTTTTCAGCATATGTATCAATAGTCTGAAAAATAATCTTTTCAATACCGTCTTGGAAATATTCTGGATTTAAAAACGGGATTACCTTTCTGGCATATTCCTCATTATAAATCAGATTGCTCAGTATCGTCGTTTCCAATCTCAACTTTGTCATGCTCTATTCCTTCATCTATAGCTATTAATAAAATATCACCAATGACTTCAGCAAATCTTTCTTTAGATTCATCATTGACAACTCCACTTTTATTATACAACAAATCATACTGAAATGTCAATGGTATAGACTCAACTTCTTCCAAGTCTAATCTATTTCCATCTTCATCATGTATTGGTAACCTTACATTTGTATAATTCCAAACAACACCTTCAAACTCACCTTCTTGTAATCGAAAGGCTTGTTCGTCTGTCTCTTTATGATAAACGTAATGATAGTTATGCATAATGACAATACGAATGTATAATGTATTTCCTACCAGATATAGGTTTCAGGCCTGCGTGATAGTATTGCCATGTTGGTGGGAACATTAACAATCGTCCTCTCTTTGCTTCTACTTTGTATGGTAAATAAGTTCCTGGTTGATTTATGTTTAGAAACTCTGTCTCACCACCTTCCTCTACATCATTGAGGTAGATAAAGAAGGCAAGAAATCTTCGTGCAGTCTCATGGTTCAATACATCAACATGAGGATCAAAACGGTCATAATCGTTTGCTAGATACCGTTTCATTCTCACTGCTTCGTAACCATATTTCTCAGGCCACATCTTGTCATAGATATTACAATCTATTTTATAATGTACGATATAGTCTTGGAACAACTCAAGCAATCCTTTCTGAACTGTGTCCCAACCTTGTGTAAATAAGTTTATTTGCTCAAATGAGATAACATTATCATTATCATCTTCATGGTGTACTGTCTCATACATCTCATGCTCATCTTCAAACTTATTGATAAGTTCTTTACAACTTACCTCATCAATAACATCATCATAAACTTGTATATACTTATCCATAACTAAACTTTTCTTTGGCAAACTTATCAAGCTTCTCCATCACTTCATCTGTATAATATTTTTCTGGATCATTGTTGATAGTCTTACCAAATGTTTTTGTACCATCAGGTAGTTCTATACGAGTCGATACTGATTTGAATATATCAGCTTCTACTGCCAATTCTAAAAGACCATAATACTTGTCTAAACCCTTCGTATAAGAGAGCCTAACGTCTACCATTTGATTTTCTTTTGTCAGTCTAGATTTGTATGTCTTACAATGGATGATGTTACCTACGACCTCTGAGCCGTCTTTATCTTTCTTCTTTGATAGATAAATGATTGTTGATGCAGCATACTTGAGACCCGATCCGCCTCCCATCTCTTTCTGTGGGAACATAGAACCAATAACTTCATAAGTGTGGTTCGTCATTATCATAGGCACACCAAGTTTACCAAGTTTCAATGTCAGTACACGAAACGCAGCCTTAACAATTTGTGACCGTGTCATGTCTCTGGTTTCTTTGCCGGCCTGTGTATCTTCAATCTCTTTAGTAGTCGATAACATACCAAGACTATCAAGACACATCAACAGAGGCGGTCTGTCATCTTCATTTTCATATGCCTCTAGGACCTGTAGTGCCTGATATCGAAACTCTTGTACTGTAGTAATCGGTAGTATTGCCATTCGGGATGAATCAATACCACGACTTTCAATCATCTCTTTACTGATTGCAGATTCACTCTCAAAGAACACAACATTACCTGTCGGGTTCGCTTCAAGAAACGCTTGACATACACCTAGAACAAAGAACGTCTTGCCTGTTGCCGACTCTCCTGCAATCGCTGTAATTTTGTTCTGAGGTATCCCACCGTAAATACTACCGCTGCATAAGGCATTAAAAATATAGCTGCCAGTATCCACATAGCCGCTAATATCAGCGGTAGAAAGACCATCAGCAGCAATCGTCCCAAACTCATTACCTGTTTCCTTTATTATATTCTTGAGAAAACTCATAATCTAATCTCCAAATAATCCTTCAAGTGTTGCTCGGCGTTTATGTCTAAAGAAATCAAAGTCTTTATTCTTACCAAAGCACCACACATTCTCAATATAAATTTTATTCATAAACTCCTCAAGTTCTTCTTTTGTCTTAAAGACATTTTTACCTTGAGGACGTTGCATGATTCTCATACCAACTTGACCCATCCAATGTTCACTTAAAGAATCTACAAGCTCATCACCTGACCGGTAACGAACTCCTTTAACTTTAGGATCCATAATGTTGGTCAATAAAAATCCATTATCACTTAATGAATTAAAGCTATTTAGTGCTACTGGAAGATAAAACTCATCACGCCACTTTTCATATTCATTAAACTTCGCCCAAGATTGATCTTCCTCAAATTCTCCACCTTTATTATATTCTTCTGTAGAAAAATATGGTGGGCTGGTAAATGCACAATCAACATCCTTTATCATATCCCACGGCAAATCTTCTGCACCACATCTATGAAGTTGTACAGTCTTGCCTGGTGCAAGGTTATCAAACTCTCTTACCATTTCCCAATACACTTTAAATGTATTTGGATTTGGATCACAACCAATATAATGTGTTGCGTCTGATGCAAAGAAACCAGCAAGACGGTCACCCCAACCCATAGAAGTATCAAGCACTACCTTAGCGTCTGTCATGTTATAGATAGTCTTGGCCACAATAGGTTTAAACTGTGTTGCAATATATGTACCCAAACGAAACGCAGACATATATACAGAAGGTGTCAGTTCTTCATTAGTATTAATACCTCTCCAGATTGCACCGATAGAACGCCATATCTCTTTTGCAGTTCCTTCTTCCCAAACTTGAGCTGGTGCTTTAAAACTATATGAACCACAACGCAATCGTAAATGATTCATAAAGTAATCACTACAGGTATTATATACAGATGGTGTATCTATAAGACCTAGACCATGTTCTGCAAAATTGTATTTGTAGTCATCATATTTTTCAAACACTTCCTTTTCTAATTGATCTGTTGGTGTAATGAACTTTGTATAGTCTGCCTTCTTAAGCTTACGAAAACTATCTACCATCTCACCAAATGATATTTCTTTAAACGGAAATGGCGGACGTACATCTGCAATATAGGCTGACAATGTTTCACGAAAAACATCCTTACCATATTTTTCTGTGCAATACTTAAACTCACCTGTATTTAAAACAGGTAAACCATTAGCGTTACAATGTTCGCCTAAGTATGTATATAATTCTTCATCAAATATCATCCAAACAACGCCTCCAGCGTTCTCTGTGTGCCATAACTTCTATCTATCGTCCAGTCTATTTCATCCACAATAAACTCCAACGGATCAACAAAAGACTTTTCAAACATTGTATCATAATCTATGTAATTTTGCAAGCCAAATTCCTTTGGGAACTCACCAAGAAATGCTATCACATTGGCCTGAATAATATTAGGTGTTTTGAGTAATAGATACTTAATCTTTTCACCATCTTGAATCAAAGGATATTTTTTAACCAAATTATGTTTTTTCAAAAGATGATTATAAAGTATTGCACCTTTGATATGCATAGGTGTACCTTTCTTAAATATACTTGTTTTATCACTCCATTTCTTTATACCATTAACAGACCTTGGGAAAGCAATTTCTTCTGTCTTTAATTTCATAAAGTTTTTTCTGAATGTTTGAATAAATGTATTTAATGTTTCCTCATCACCATTAACAATACAGGTTAGAGCTGACTTAATCATATCTCTACAAGGCTCTGGGGTAGAAGATTTGACTGCCTCTATACCCATGATCTTTAATTGAGGTTCTGCATATCTTACACCTTCACTATCATGGACGTTTAAGATATATCGTTTCTTGGCAGTCCAAATACCTTTGTCTGCAATAACCTCTCTGGACATTTCCATCTTCTGAGCATATGCCTTCACATAATCCGCAAGCTCTTCATAACATTTAGTAATGTAAGGTTCAATTTTTTCTGTGGCGATTTTGTCCAAGAAATCGACGATTTGTTCATTCGATACTCCAGCTCTATCACTGTAAGATAAAGCAACCAGTCTATCAAAACTGACGTAAATAGAATCTGTATCGGAAGCCACAATGTAATCTTCATCTTCCGTATGTAATATTTTATTGAGGTAATCATTAACTTTATTCTCGATCCATCTTATGCTAAGCTGACCACTGGTCGTAATAGCTGTGGCAAGTTTCTCATCATAATAACGAAAATACTGATTGCCGATTGCACCATAAGCACTGTTAAGTGCAATCTTTCTTGCCATCTGAATGTTGTTGTATTTTGAAATATCATTCTGATATTTTGGGTCTTTGGTATCTTCAAATCTTTGTTTAGCATCTAATGCATATCGTTTAAACTTCACACGATCACCATACATTGTCTCCATCAATTCTGGTAGAAATCCACCAATGTCTTTTCTAAAACAAGCGGCGTTTGGTGTTACTGTTAGTTTATCTCCTAATACAGATGTATCCACTTCTTTCTTTAAAAGTAAATTGACATCTATAGCCTTTGGGAATCTCTGACCTATCATTGTTTCCGGAGATATATTGTACTGCATAATCAAATGTGGATACAAACTGTTTAAATCAAATGACATAATCCAATTGTGTTGACCTGTGATTGGATCTTTTACATATGCACCTTCATACTTTGAACCTTTGGTTCTATGATCTCGTTGAGGCACTACTATGTTTTTACTTCGGAGATAATTATAGATTGTCACATCCCACATACGAACTTGTGAGAATACATCTATATAATTCACCTTCGCTTCATATGCCATAGTCAGACACAGCTCAAGTAATTTCATTTTATCTTCTAATGAATCAACAAGTTCTACGTCTTTAATATTATAATCTACAAACGATTGATAATCATTTGTATACCAATCTTTATAAGTTTCATATGGATTATCATGTTTCTGTTCACCTAACTCTACCTTTGCAATATAGTTTAGTGCATACGATTCTTGATTCTTATATGTAAACTTACGATATAAGTCCATATAATCCATATTTGCAACACCCCAAATATTATACTTAACCTGTTCTCGACCAAAGGTATTGACTCGTTCTTCTGTTACCATATCCCACGGCGACATATTGTTCCGCATCTTATCACCGAACAATTTTGTAATACGATTTGCAAGATATGGTATATCAAAAAATGTAGTGTTCCATCCTGTGATAACATCTGGTTGCACTGACACCATGAAGCCGACAAACTTTTCTAGCATCTCACGCTCATCAATACAATGAATGTAGTCTACATCGTCACGAGGATTATTATAATCATAGATACCCCACACCACAATCTTTTTCGTTCTATGATTCTTTACAGTAATACATAGGACCTGTTCGTCAGCAAGTTCAGGATCTGGAAAACCATTCTCTGATGCCACCTCAATGTCGATAGTCAACATGAGGATTTTATCTAAAGTCCAATCGACAATACCTTCATAGTTATCCGCAATCCATACATACGGATATCTTTCCATACCATAAATTATTCCAGGCTGTTCTTTATACTGAGCCAGAAACTCACGAGCCTCACTGATAGAACCTAACTGAATAGGCTCAACAGATTTACCTGTCATAGTTTTGAACTTTGACTTCTTTTTTGAGGGAAAGTAAAAGGTAGGCTTATGCTTAACTTTAAGCTGAACACGCTTACCGTTCTCAATCGCTCGGACGAGAAGCGTGTTACCTTTTTGAATTATATTTGTATAGAAACTTTCAGACATTAACTAATTATAACACAGGTTACTCTTTAAGTAAAGCTTTTGGATCAACTTTAACATCTGGTACCACAATACCAGACCCAAACGCCTGTCTATAATTATTTTCAATATCTTTTGCTGGTTCTGTTATAAAAACAACCCAGTCATTTTTAATTTCTATTTTATTACTACTTGAAAATGGTATCCAAGGACCGAAACCCATCTGGACGTTACCGCCTCTGGGATCTCCCATTGGAATAATTTGTGCAGGATCTAACAAGGTGACACTATCATCACCTTCCTCTACATCTGCAACAATATCTTCACCCGATTTCAGTCTTAAAAGTTTTATTGACATTTTCTTTTTCTCCTTCACTCCAACCCATTATGTACCATTTGATACCTTCTTTCACCAAAAACTCTTGTATTTCCTTTTTCTTTTCTAAAGGAACATACATAGTTTCATATTTTTGATTTTCATATATAGCTAATAACATCAATCAATATTCTTTTTTGAACCTATATTATATTTTGTTTCTAATGTCCACTCATTTTTTTCCTTAAAAGATAAAACTTTTATCTGGGACAATGGCGCTCTAGGTTCACTGTTTCCTATAATAGTAATTAACCCCCAATCATCTAATAAACCAGTAATAGTATTTCTTCTCTCTATATCATTAATAGTTATATTAGTAGGTTTACCATCAAGTGCAAACAATTCTTTAAAATGAACTATGAAATATCTACCTTGCTTATGTAGTATATGACAAGATTGATATAATTTTCTTTCTTTTCTAGAAGCAACACCAATGCGGGATAATGTTTCTCTTACTTTAAGGAAATCGTCGGATTCTTCTAACCCGACTTCAAGCATTAAGTCAGGTGTCCACTCCAGTTCTTCCATGTTTACCGCCTCTATTCAACTTTGTTTTTATTATTTTTATTTGCTCTTTCGTAAGAACATCTAGAGCCTGTTTGGCTTTTTCATTACTATAGCCATAATATTCTTTCACAACATCTATATCTTTTATTTTAGAAGAACGCATCCATTTAGTAAATCGTTTGCGTTTCCTCAAACTATTTATTAAAAAGTCATTTTGTAACTTATTATCTAGAAAATGCATACGATTCATTTCATTAATATAAAAAATTGTATCTGTAAATGGTGCTAAACATTTATTAATAATATAAGCTGGATATTTTTTTTCCCAAAATTCATCTTCACCGTCCATGAGATTTTTCTTCTCATAGTTAATTTGTTTGAGATAATCTTTAAGAGCGTAAAGTTCCTCTTGAGGACCATTTCTTTTCTTGTAAGACTCCAAAGCGGGTTGAATGTTTCTGGGCTGCATCACAAGTAAACAAGGATCAAACATTACTTTTTCTCATTATTGATATGATGAGATATGGCATCTTTCCATCGGAGCTTTTGGTGGGCAAACACATCATCTTTTATATTTTTTGTCTTGTATGTATTTTCTCTGAGTTCTCTTGCAGGATTACCAACCCAAACTTTACCTGGACTGATAAGAGCCTTCTTAGGCACAACACAACCCATACCGATCATCGACCATGCACCGATAACCTGATGTTGATGTATCTGACAACCAGACCCACAGTTACTTTCTTTCATCACATGGACATGACCCAACATAATAGCATCACAACTCAAAGTTACATTATCTTCAATAATACAATCATGAGCAACATGAGAACCTCTTAACATAACAACACCATTACCTATCTCTGTTACGTTTTCTGTTCCTGCATTAATAGTAATATGTTCACGAAACACATTATTATTACCTATTCTTGTATGACCATCTTTATGCCAATAACTTTTATGTTCAGCTCTAGTCCCAACAGAACAATAAGCCTCAAACCAATTATTATTTCCAATAATTAAATTACCAGTTAAATAACAAAATGGACCAATATAATTATTATCTCCTATTTCTACACAACCATCTACTACTGCTGTTGGATGTATCGAATTATTCATAACCAATTCTCCTTTACCCATCGTTGCTCCATTATTTGATGTGGTTTTGGACTACCATGAAAATATATAATACTAGAATCTTTTAATCTTTCCGTATGATTAATAATGTGAACTTTATAGCTTAATATTTTACCTTTAAAAATAGTATCTAATCTTGGACTATCACCATAAGAATTTCGTAATAGTACCATTTCAGATGATGCTGGTGGACCACCTCCAATATTCAATTTATTAGTTTGTAAAATATTATATTCATCTCCAGTCCATAAATTCCAAAATTCCTCACAAAAATCATCATTACATATAGTTACAGCATTACAAACTGTTTCTGGAAATATTGGATCTTGACACAAGGCAATCTTAGCATCGTAGTCAAAGATATCATTTATTGATCCTGTTATTATAGTATCAAGTCCAATAGTAAATCTTTTACCAGTACATAAATCTGGTCGGTACATCTCCATTAGACTCATCCATCCATACTGGTCTACAGATCGTTTGAACCTAACGGCTTCAATAGGTTCTTTAAACTGATAATTCTGATCGGTCAAGCAAATAAAATTAAACTTACCATCATAGTTTCTGCTTATACCTCTATAAAGACGATCAACCCATTCTGGTGTATAAACTCCAACAGTATGTGGAATTCCAGTTTGCCTTCCGTCAAATAAAGCAGTTACTACTGTAACATCAGGTTCATATAATTCTCTACAATCCCAATTTTTCTTTATACCAATTTGGGTCGTCTTTAATAAGCTCACCTTCTCTGTACTCATAATTATCAGTCTCCGTATTCTCGTTCAACAAAACGGCACCATTACTTATATGAAACTTCCAAGCCATTTTTGTTTTAGGAGATAATGTAACATATCTTTCTATATAAGGTCTAGTCATCATCAAATACTTCCATGTATCTATAACTACCATCCTTCCGTGTCCTGGTTTTCTACTCCATACTGTATAAAAAACTGCATGATTTAATCCGACCATACTAGTCAAATCATCTATAGTTTTTGGTACATCATTACAGTAGGCAACACAAATGATTGCTCCGCCGTTTGTATAAACTTCTCGTCCTGCTGTATGTCTGAATTCTCTACTGAGTTCTGGTCTAACAGGATCTTCTTGCCAAGGAAGATTAAGAGGCCATTCATCGGCGTATGTTATTTTTTTAATTTTCATCTGGTAAATATCTTGCAGTATGACACATTGCTTGTCTTATAGTCCAACCAACACCATCATGGTCTAATTCTAAAAGTTGTTTAGGTTCCCACCCCAATTCTACCAAATCTTCATCAGATAAGGCTAAAATTTTTTTTCCGTCAGTAGTTTCATAAATCATGCTATCGCCGTATTCATAACTGATGCATTATATACATCTTCATTAATTTCACATCCGAGATACTGTCTATTCATACCTTTTGCAACATATGGAACAACACCTGAACCTGCAAAAGGATCTAATACTTTGTCATCTTCCTTTGTTAGGTACTCAAGCATCAACTTAATAAAATTTTCATTCCACATATGAAGCTGTAATGGTCCACTAAAACCTTTCATTTTTTGTGTATCATAGACCATAATATTTTTAAGAAAATCTCCAGATCGCTTAATAGTACCTTGTCGTGTAAAGATCAAGCAGTGCTGATAATTAAAAGTGTACATATCTTTCTTATCTACTGGATGATTTCTTACCACAATCTTATAGTCTTTTAACTTCCAACCCAACTCAATCATACTCTGATAATATGTTATATGATTGGTTAATATTTCTCCATTAATTTTTCTATCAGTCTGAGCAATCAATACAAACCCATCGTCTTTTGTTATTCTTGAAAATTCTCTACAAGCCTTTTGCTGAAACTCCTGATAACTTTGTATGTCTTTATCATACTCTGTCTGTGAAATATCTGGTGGGCTAGTAAAAACTAAATCTACAGACCCAGGATCTATTTCGGCCATCACATTATAACAATCACCGTGAACAAATTGATTCCACTTCATCACCTAATAATCTCCTACCCACACACCAAAATAATGTTTTTTGATTACTATTTATATTTTCTAACATCCATTGATGTGCCTTTGCTTCGTAGATATCATCTAAATAAAATCCATCTACTTTTTGTTTAACTGATTTAGAATATGCTGACTTGTGTTGATATAATTCATACTCTAAATCAAATCTTGGTTCCGTCAATGGATTTTGATTCAAATAACCATCTATCAATTTTCTTCTATCAGGTCCCACTTGAACACCAATAATTCTTTTTACTTTTTTATTAAATTGTTTTAAACCTTTCAGTACACAGGAGAACTGGATGCCTACACCAAGAGACATCACCAATACATCCAACTCATCAGGAATATTCCGTACCTGTTCTGCATTAGTATCTAACATCAAATCCGCATCTTGATAAATGTGTTTACTATAGTCTATATTGTGATAACCATTCTCTTTACAAATTTCACTTACTCTTGCATTGATAGCAGTTTTCATTCCATGGCCTGCAACTATTCTTACTTCAGCACCAAAGTGTTTAGTAAGTTTCATCATTGGTAACTTATCTAACAATTCAGGTTTTGTTCCACCTATTGCAATAATACATTTCTTTCCATATTCTTTTGCCACTCTACTGATAACTGGACCAGTAGGTGAATGAACAGACACAGATGCAATGACACCAGGCCAGTCATCTTCGTATCTCTCAAACAAAGCTTCAGCCTGTCTTACTTTACCACCATTCACATCTCCCCATGGACAATATAAATCATCTCGTTTATAATAGATGTTATCATCAACCGGACCTAAAACCGGAGTTATCATTCCCACAATAAGGATCTCACTTCATCATTAGCCTCAATATCAACAACCAAATGTGTTCTCATATTTGTACCACCATTGATTGCCTGGTGTGGTTTTCTTACATCAAGATACCAACACTCACCTACTTTCATATGACAAGAAATTTTTTCTGCTTCGACATTCCATTGACTGAATATAACATCTTCATTAGTCGCAATCGGAAAATGGAAACGCATCAAGTTAAAATCATTCACACCGGCATCTGGATCTACTTGGTCGGTATGTCTTTGCAACTCACCACCACCTGGTATCAGATTCATAAATCGAATACGATGAGGTTTACCAGGCAAAAACTTCAATAGTTCTTCTACCTCAGGAAATACTTTTCTGATCTCTGTATCTTGTAACTTAAACTCTATATCTTTATTTTCTTCCTTCCATTTCTTATTCATTTCTTCCGGTTTGGTAATGAATGACCAATCAGGTGTATATCCACGGAGAGCTATTGCACTCCAAGACTTACCCTTATTGTAATTAGAGTAGTGGTTAGTAAACTCATAGTTCATTGTGTCTAATCGTTCTTTTATAACACCACAAATATCAGACACATCAGGTATACTTGTTTTTCTTAATACTAAATCTTCTTCCACCAATCTATCATAGAATGCTCTTCCACCTAAAAATCCTGGATTATTTTCTTTGAAATACACACCTTGAATATCTCCAAAGGTGTTTATCTTAACGCCTATCTTCCTAAACCCAGCCCAATTAGCAACTAACTTATCACAAGAATGCTCTTCATTTATGAATAGAAAAACATCTTCTTCAAAATCTTTTAATGCTTGCACAACAGGATCTGGTTGATTAAAAGCTATTCGGTCTACAACTCTATCACCTTTCTGTACGGTGGCAATAGGTATATTATAAGCAGAGTACATATTGATTTTTGTATTTACTTTAAGTATTCTACTCTGTATAGCCCATTCATAACCATGTTGATATTGATCTATATCAATCGCAGCTGCAATCTTATTCTTTTTCATCTCCAAGAACGGAGACAAACAACGCTTGTTATAACCTTCCCAAGTCTTTTCTAACTTGAGAAGTTCATCTAACTCAATACCTTTTTGCCAATCTTTCATTTAAACGGAGGTCCTAAAAACCAACAGATACATGAATATCTTGTACCTTTTGTTACAGGTGCAACTCTATGTTCCATATGTGATGGGAACACAACAACATCACCCTTATTCATTTCAACAGGCGTAATAGTACATTTCTCTTTCCCGTAAGAAGCAAACTCAAATGCACCACCTTCAAAACTATCATTTAATAATATTGACATACTTATTTTTCTAACATTATCATGTAGAAAGGCATTGTTTGGTTGATTATATTTTGACAAATGGCAACCACTACCATCTCTATGCCAAGTATAAAATCCACCTTTCTTGTATCGTGTTACCTGACAAGATTCAGCATAATTAATAT